AAAAAACAGACTGGGTTGCAGAAGATTTAATGGTTGAGATAAAAGAAATTGGAAACATTAATGAAATGCAAAAATATTTTGATGTTAAATTAGATGACTGGTTGCAAATAGACACACAAAGAGGTTTTAACCCAATGTATCCAGTAAGTACAACAACGACACCAAATGATGTTTCTAATAATGATGTAAAAAAAGTTAATGAAACAATAAATATTGAATGTCCAAACTGTAATAAAACAATTAAATTTGGACGTAAAGAATTAAAAGATAAATTAAAATAAAATGACAAATAGTTACACAAAAGAGGACACACAAAAAATGCAAGATGAATTGACGCAAGAAATGGTTGATGACTTAGCAATTGCAAATAATTTATTTCCAATTAAAAAACAAGAAATGTTAATTGCATTAGAAAAATCATTAGGCATAATCACACCAGCTTGCAAGGCAGTGGGAATTGCAAGGCAAACACATTATAGATGGTTAGAAGAGGATGAATTGTATAAACGCTTAGTCAAAGACGTACAAATGACAAAAAGAGATTTTAATGAAAGTGCATTGTATCAATTAGTTCAAAAAGGAAATGTGCAAGCAACATTGTATGCAAACAGAATAAACAAAGACAGAGGTTACTCAGACAGTCTTGAACACACTGGCGCAGACAGAGAGCCAATAAAATTTGTTACAATTAAAACATATGAAAAAGAAGATTAGTCAAAAACAAATGTTTTTTGAAATATGGGACGAAAGAGAACACATCTGCGAAAACTGTAAAAGACATTTAGGCAACGAGCCGTTAGCGCAGTATTTTAGTCATATAAAACCGAAAGGCTTATATCCGGAATTAAAATTTGTTAAGGACAATATTCAATTACTTTGTTTTGAATGTCATTATGCATTTGATTTTGGCGGAAATGAAAAGTACAATAAGCGCACAAAATGAAACTATCAGTAAAGCAAACAATTGCTCTTGACATATTAGAAGATAACACAACTAATAGTTTGTTGTTTGGTGGTGGTGCTGGTGGCGGTAAATCATTATTGGGATGTTTTTGGATTTTAAAAATGTGTATAGAATATCCGGAAACAAGATGGTTAATAGGTCGTAGTAAATTACAAACATTAAAAGCAACGACATATAACACGCTAGTTGAGGTTATTAAAATGCAAGGACTAACGTCAGCCGATTACACATACAACGCACAATCCGGACAAATGAAAATATTAAGCACCGGAAGCGAGATAATATTTAAAGATTTATTTTATTATCCGTCAGACCCTTTTTACGATAAGCTAGGGAGTATGGAAATCACTGGTGCTTTTATTGACGAAGCGTCAGAAGTAACGCAACGAGCCTATCAAATACTGTCATCAAGAATAAGATTTAAATTAGACGAAAACAATTTAATTCCTAAAATATTATTGACTTGCAATCCGACAAAAAATTGGTTGTATAATGAATTTTATATACCGGAAGACAACGGAACTTTACCAATACATAAACGCTTTGTAAAATCATTAGTAACTGATAATCCATATATAAGCAAACATTATATCGGACAATTACAAAGATTAGACAGAGTTTCAAGAGAAAGATTATTAAATGGAAATTGGAAATACGATGACACACAAAACAAACTATTTAATTATGATGCAATTAATGATATGTTTACAAGCAATTTTGTTGAAGGCGGACAATCATATTTGAGCATTGACATTGCAAGATATGGCGCTGACAGTTCTGTAATATGTTTTTGGAATGGCTGGCGATGTGAAGAAATAAAACAATTTAAAAAATTAAGTATTACAGATTTAGCTTTAGAAGTTAATAAAATGGCGACTAAATATAAAGTTAGAAGGGGAAACATTGTAGCTGACGAAGATGGTGTTGGTGGTGGTTTGGTTGATATGGTGTTGGGATGTAAGGGCTTTATTAACAACAGTAGGGCTTTAAGAGGGGAAAACTATTCTAATTTAAAAACACAATGTTATTATGAATTTGCTAAATTAGTAAACGCAGGAAAAATTTATTGTGTAGCTGATATGGAAATGAAAAATAATATTATACAAGAATTTGAAGTAGTTGAAATGAAGGATATGGATAAGGATAATAAGTTGCAGATTATAGGTAAAGATAAAATCAAAAATAGCATTGGCAGAAGTCCGGATTTTTCGGATGCATTAATGATGCGAATGTATTTTGAATTAGCAAAATCTAATCAAATTACCTATTACGGATAAACTGCATAAATTAAAATTAATTAAAAAATATATTTGCATTATGGTAATAGTAGAAGTGGACGGAAAAGAAGTTAAAATCCCTAGTAAATATTCAGATATGAAAGTTTCGGAATTTACTGGTTTTTGGAAGATATTAAATAAATATGATTTAACGCAAGAGGACGATATTATTAAAAGGGATAGCGATGAAATGGATTGCACAATTGAAATTGTTGCAAAACTTTTAAACATTCCTTTAACAGAAGCGGATAACATTCCTTATGATAAGGCAAGCGAGGTTATAAACATATTTAATAATATGATGAACAATGAAAAATATGATGACGATTATTCCGGTCAAGCATTTGTTCATAATGGAGAAAGTTATTATTTTCCAAAAATGTCATTAGATAAAATGACTTTTGGGGAATATGCAGAAGTAAAACAAATTGAAGTAATATTAGGAAAAGAGGTTGATAACAGATTTGATTTTATACCGCAGCAAATGGCTATATTATGCAGAAGGGCTGGCGAAGGTAAAAATGATTTTGACAGAGGTAAAAGAGAAAAAGAATTTGAGAGTTTGACAATGGATGTTATAATGCAGTTCGCTTTTTTTTTGTCCAAGTGGAACAAGCGATTAAGTCAAAATACCCAAATCTTTACGGAAAATCAACTGGAACTGGCAAAAAGTTAAGTCATATTTTAGACGAATATGGCTGGTTAAATAGTATTTATGACATTGCAATTGACGGAATATTTACTAAAAGTTGGAAATATAGTGCGGTTGAAAGTGTAGAGGAAACAGAAGTTTGGGATGTTTTAACTTATATGAGTTGGAAATCTGCAAATCAAGAATATAAAAACAAATACCAAGAATTGGAACATAAAAAAATGAAACAAAAAAATTAAAAAATGGCAATAACTACAATAACAGATTTAAAAGCCGACATAAGAACTGCAAGCATTGGAAATTTTAATACATTCCATTTTGGATATTTAGGCGAAATAAACAGTTACAGAGCAAGTTCATCATATCCATTGTTAATGTTACTGCCGCCGGAAAGTAATATTGCAGATGTTTATAAAGGAGACGAAACATACACATTAGTTTTTCATTGTTATACATTTAATGCGGAAGCATTAGATAATTCGCAAGATGGTTTGGTGCAAACATACGACCAGTTAATGGATTTTTTTTCAAGTTTTATGAATACATTATTAAGAAACAACGAAAGCAAATATGTATTAGGAGGGTCAATGAATATTGAAAGAGTAAGCAGAGAATTTAATGATAATTTAGTTGGTCTTGTTATTACAATTCCTTTAAAATCATATACAAAATGTTTTAATTATTAAATGATATTAGATAAAAAAATATTAAGAAGAGTAGGCGAAGCATATGCAACTGCATTTGGTGTTGAATTAGTAAAGCAAGGCAGAGAAGAAAGGGCTGGCGGATTAATTAAAAGCTTGCGAGTTATACCAAAAGAAACGGAAGTCAGTATTGATGGAAATTTTTATTGGACTTTTGTTGATAAGGGAGTAAAAGCATCGTCAATAAAATACCCAAAAGCACCGGCAAGAATAAATGCTTTAATTAAATGGTTAGAACGGAAAGGAGTTGCAGGAAGCGATAGCGTAATAAAAGGAATTGCATATGCGATTGCATACACACATAGCAAAGTCGGTATGCCAACACGAAGAGGAAGGTTTGACAGAAGCAGAATTGGATTTGTAGATAAGGCAATAAAAAGAAGTCAATCAACAATTGGAAGAACAATAGACAGAGAATTTGGAAAAACAGTAGATATAATTTTAAACAAAATATAAAATGGCAAAGAAAAAGAAAAAAGCATACGGAACTAAAACAAAACCTAAAAGCAAAAGCATTAGGAAAAAAAGATATTAATTATGATAACAGAAGTTATGAATGGCGCAGTTTTGTACGATGTAACAAGACCATTTGTTTGGAAATTTACAAGTACAACCGCAGCTAATATAGTTTATGTAATACAAAAACAAGTTGATGGGTCTCCAGTCTTTGAAAATATAAGTGGACTTTTAAGGCAGCCAATGGAGTTTGGTAGTGGTGGAGAATTTTTAATTAATCCATCTGAAATATTAGCTGACGAAATCAAGACTAAGATTAGACAAAAAAATGAATATGTAGACAGAGTTGAATTTGAAGGGTCAGTAAAATGGAGACTGTTAATGACAGAAGAGGTTGTAACACCAAACGGAAACTTAGTTTATTTAAACAATATGAATATGTGGCAACCAACTAAACACGCTTTTGGTATAGACGCAGCTACACAACACGAAGAAACATATAATTTAAATCAAGTTACTTGGTTTGATGATTACAGAATACATCCGCAAACATTTGTAAACAGTGCAAAGTTTTTAACTAACAAACCATTTGCAGATATAACAATGTCAGTTACAGATAGCGAATATGTTTATTTTTATATAAACGCAAAAAATCACAGATTTCTTGTAAACGTAAAAGATGAATTTGGTAACATCCGTGCAACATATGAATTAAATAATCTATCTTATGGACTTAATAGTGCTGGCATCGGTGTACCGAATATAATTGCAAAAATCGGTCAATCTAGTTGGGATACAATAGCCAGCAGCGTCCATAAGGTAGAATATTCTGTAATTGATTTTGGCGGCAGTAATAAAACCGAAATTGGCTCATATAAAATTAATAAAGAAACTTGCACAACTGAAAGACTAAGAGTTTACTGGAAAAACAGAAAGGGAGGAATAGATGGTTACACATTTAACAGTGAACTAGAAATTAGCACAAATACACAAAGCAAACTGAGTAAAAGTTATTTAGGTTACAGAAGAACAAATAGTGAAAATGATTATAATAATTTAGGATATAATTTTAATAACACTTACAACCAGCGTTCGCATAATTTGCAAAGCACAAACATTGTTGCAAATGAAAGACTAAAAGTTACAAGTAAACACGAAAAAGCTACAATTTTAAATTGGCTTTCAGAGATTATAACAAGCCCATTAGTTTGGGTTGAAAATGTACGAACTGGTCAAGTAAATTCTGTTTATTGTATAACAAAAAAAGCAACA